CCTTACAGTATGCGTTCTTAGGAGGTGGTGAAGGACGGCGAGTCGTGTTCGGGATGGCTAAGTCCGCTTCCCATACAACCGTTGAAAGGGTTGGTTCACCTTTGACAAGACAGAGAAAAGCTAGATTAGCTAGGGGAAGACGAGTAGCTGGATTATGATTGTTTGCTTTTGCGAAAGCCCTAACTATGGGCCTTGGAAGTGGTTTACATTCTGGCGTAAAGGTTTTAGCCATTGTTATGTCGTTGACTATGACCCCAAGGCAGATGTTTGGATGAAAGCTGAATGTGCAAGCAGACGTATGATTTTTGATATCTACAAAGAAGATGAATCTGATTTTCTTATAGGCTCTCTTGTAGAGTACGCTACATGCGTAGATGCAAAAGGTTTTAAAACAGCAACCTATTTTCCACGTTGGCTTTATTGTGTTTCTTTTGTTAAACACTTTCTTGGAATAAACAAATGGTGGATACTTACACCTTACCAACTCTATTGTGAATTGCGTAAGCAGGGACATCAGCACATCTTCGAGAAAGAACAGGAGAAGTAAATGGGTTCTTTATTCTCAACACCTAAAATGCCTAAAAAGTCTCAAGAGCAGATTGATGCAGAGCGTCAGGCAAAACTTCAAGCAGAACGTGACAAAAGAGATGCGGAGGACAGAGCCGCTGATGAAGAGCGTAAAAGAAAAGCCAATCTAATTGGCGCACGTTCATTGCAATCAGAAGATGTTGCTGGCTTTACTGGTTACAGAAGAAAAGTAATGGGAACTGGCCCTTCTCAGGGTAAATCTATAAGGTCTTGATATGGTAATGTTGAATGACGGTAATCCTAATCCCCCTACAACTGATTCTGGTGAAGAATTAAAAAGGGTAATGGACCGATACAAAAAGGCAAAATCTCGCTGGATGTCTTGGTCTGACTTATGGGAAGAGATATATGATTACGTTCTTCCTCATCGTGAATCTTTTTTTCAGGAGACTCAAGCAGCTCGTAGAACGGAGAATATCTATGACGAGACTGCTGTTGTGGGTTTGCCTAAGTTTGCTAGTCGCTTACAACTTGGTTTCTTTCCTCCAAATGGTCGTGCATTTAGACTTCAGCCCGGTCCTGAGTTTCCAAAAGAAATGATGGGTTCAGGTCTTCAAGAAGAATTAGATAAAATTACTGACTTACTTCACGAAGGTTTGCGTAACTCAAACTTTAATGCTGAGATGCATGAGGGGCTTCAAGACCTTGGCATAGGCACAATGAACTTGCTATGTGAAGAAGGTCGCTTCCAAGGTGACTTACACTTCTCATCTGTACCTCCGACTAATTTGGCTTTGTTGCCCGGTCGGATGGATGGTGTGTCAGACTGGTTTCGCTGGAACGACTATATGGATATTACGGAAGTTAGACACCGTTATCCAAAGGCTAAGTACACAGATAAGATGGCGCAAGAGCAGAAGAAGAATCCAAAGCGCAAAACAAAAATTATTGAAGCCACTATTTATGACGAGCAAGATAGATTTAAAGATGAGTATACTTACTACCTTATTTCAGAAACAGACAATGCGATTCTTATAAGAGAAAGACTAAAAGGTCGTGGTTCACAGCCTTGGATTACGACACGCTGGTCTAAGTCAGGTTTTGAAGTTTGGGGTCGTGGTCCTGTTCTTCAAGCTATGCCAGCGATTAAAACATTAAACTTAACAGTACAGTTGATTCTTGAAAATGCTGAAATGGCTATTGCTGGCAGTTATGTCTATGATGATGACGGTGTGTTTAATCCTGATAATATTACAATACAGCCCGGCACTTTTATACCTAGAAGTCCTGGCTCTGCCATAGAAAGTTTACAGAGTGCTGGTCGTTTTGATGTAGCACAACTTGTTATTGATGATATGCGCCGTAACGTAAGAAAGGCTTTATTCATTGATGAACTTGATACTCGCCCAAATGCTAGGACCCCATTATCGGCCACCGAAGTTTCCGAAAGGCTTGCTGATGTTGCTCGTGATATGGGTGCTGTTGCTGGTCGAATGCAAAAAGAGTTCCTTCAGCCTCTGGTAGAACGTCTGATCTATATCTACACAAAGCAGGGACTGTTGGACATCCCGAAGGTGGATGGTCGTGAACTGCGTATCGTCCCAGTCTCTCCCTTGCTCAGAGCGCAGGACCAACAAGACGTTTCTGACTTTGTTAGATTCCAACAAACTGTTGCATCCACTTTCGGGCCTGAGATTACCCCTGTTTTATATAATCAGGAGATGGTCATACGCTTCCTAGCACAAAAGTTTGGTATTAAGGAAGAGCTTCTAGCGGAACAAAGCCAAGTACAAGATAATGTTCAGATGTTGCAGCAGTTAATGCAGCAAGGGCAAATGCCGCAATGAAGGAGAAAATAAATGTCTCAATCGATGGTCGTGGGTATCGCAAAGAAGTTGACGAAGACCTTAATAGTAAAGCCTATGGTTTGTTCGGCAGTGGTGTCGGAAAAGATTTTTTACAATACTTGGAGTCGATCACAACGAATAACATATATCCTGCGGGAACTGGAATCGAAACTCTAGCCCATGCTGAAGGTGCTAGATGGGTCGTTGCTGTTATAAAAGCTAGATGTGAGAAAGGCAGAAAGCAAGATGGCTAAACCTACTAATCCACAACTTTATGCAAAAGCAAAAGCTATTGTAAAGGCAAGGGTGAAGAAGTGGCCTAGCGCATACGCATCAGGTCAGCTTGTTCAGCAGTATAAGAAAATGGGTGGTAAATACGCATGAGCCTTGATAAATGGTTCAAAGAGAAGTGGGTTGATATATCTACTACCAAGGATGGAAAACATCCTAAGTGTGGTAGGTCTGAGGGTGATGGTCGTGGATATCCAAAGTGTGTGCCTTCATCAAAGGCTGCATCTATGAGCAAATCTGCTAAACGTAGAGCAGTGCAACGTAAACGTGCTACTAATCCTAGTGGTGGTGGCAAAAAACCTACTTATGCGAGGACGTAAATGGCTAAATCACCAGCATGGCAACGCAAAGAAGGCAAAGACCCCAAAGGAGGTCTTAATGCTAAAGGCAGAGCAAGTCTTCGTAGGCAGGGGAAGAACATCAAGAGACCTGTATCTGCTAAAGAAGCAAAGCGTTCGCCAAAAGCCGCAGCTAGACGTAGAAGCTTTTGTAAGCGTATGATGGGTATGAAAAAGAAGCTTACATCTAAAAAAACGGCTAATGACCCTAACAGCCGTATCAACAAAGCACTAAGGAAGTGGGATTGTTAATGTCAGAGGAACTACAAGAAAACACAGAAGCACAAACTGAAGAGGTTCTGACTGGAGAGTCGGAGCAACCTCAGGAAACTCAAACAGAAAGACCAGATTGGCTTCCAGAGAAGTTTGACCGCCCAGAAGAACTGGCGAACAGCTATCAAGAGCTTGAGCGTGCTTTTTACACACGCAAAGAAGAATTACGCAATCAGATTGTTGGTGAGCTTAATGAGGAAGCAACAAGTAGTGCGCCCATAAGCCCCGGCGATTATGAACTAAACTTCAACGCACCAGAGGGCATTGAGTATAGCGTAGCCGATGATGACCCAATGGTAGAATGGTTTAGAAGTACTGCTCATGGGTACGGCTTATCTCAGGATGAGTTTGATGGCCTGATGAATGAATATATCCAGATAGATGCTATGAGAGGACCAGATTGGAATGTAGAATCTGAATCTCTTGGTGAATATGCAGATAAACGTTTGGAGCGTGTTGATGGATGGGCAACTACTCATCTGTCAGAAAAAGCGTATGACGTATTTGCTAACATTCCTGCATCTGCTGGTATGGTAGAATTATTTGAAGAATTGATGGAGGTTGCTGGTCAGCCTCAATTCAATATGACTTCCGACTCAGAATTTCAGGAAGTTCTTAGCCTTGATGATTTGCGGTCAATGCAGAACGACCCGAAATACTGGAAGGAAAAAGACCCTGCGTTCATCGCAAAAGTACGTCAGGGTTTCAACCAGTACAGCCGCCGCAATGGATAATGTGAATTTTCTAAAGCGGTGAGTTGTGAAAATGTAATGTTACTAGAAGGCCTTGAAGCGATGGATAATCTTCGGACCCAAAGTGGATAGATAACCAGATAGAACAAACGTAGTGTAACTTGTAAAAGGAGGGTGTTATGGCAACACCAACTATTGATACCTCCTTTATCGAGGAGTTTGAATCTGGCGTCCACATGGCGTACCAGCGTCAAGGCTCTAAGTTGCGTGGGACTATTCGTACAGCTAATGGTGTAAAGAATAAGACTACGTTCCAAAAAATCGGTAAAGGTTTTGCTACAACCAAGGCTCGTCATGGTAATGTAGCACCCATGAATCTTGAGCATACAAATGTGTCCGTAACATTAGAGGACTATTTTGCAGGCGAATGGATTGATGATTTGGATCAACTGCGTATTAACCACGATGAGATGTTAGTTGCTCAACAGTCTGGTGCTTATGCACTAGGCCGTAAGACTGATGAACTCATTCTGGACGCAATGGATACAACGACCAATAACCTCAACGAAACAACAAATGGTATTACATTGGCTTGGGCGTTCAGCCTGATGGAAGCATTCGGTAATAACGATGTTCCTGATGATGGTCAGCGTTACTGTGTTGTCGGTTGGGAAAACTGGTCACAGTTGATGGACATTGACGAGTTCTCTCGTGCTGAGTATATCGGTACAGAAAACTTGCCTTTTGCTAACTCAATCACTGCAAAGCAGTGGCTTGGCTTTACATGGTTCCCGTTCTCAGGGCTTGATTCAATCAACTCTGATGCAGACCGTAAGTGTTTTGCTTGGCACTCTTCATCAGTGGGTCATGCGATTGGCACAGATGTTTCATCAAACATGCAGTATCACAACGATAAAGATGCGTACTTTGTATTAAATAAGATGCAGATGAACGCAACACTGATTGATGCGAATGCATGTTATGAACTGCAACTGAAGAAATAAGGAGAGGTTCTAATGGCACTCGTAAATGCAGACTTCACCTTAGTCAATTATTCAGGTAATGGCTTCCACATTTGGCACTACAAATCAACAGCCGATAACCTGAACACCATTGATACAGCTGGTTACTTCAACAACAAGTCCAGTGAAATCAATGTTGGCGATGTTATCTTTATCAATGCTTCTAATGGTTTTGGTATTGCGACAGTTGTTTCAAACGCTAGTGGTGTAGTCGACACAGGCGACATTGTTAGCATGACAACAGATAGCCGCTAATGGCTAAAGCACCTACAAAGAAGGCGGCGGCGAAAGCTGCCCCTTCTACCACCAAGACGAAAGAGAAAACTGTCAGAGCTGGCAAAGTAACTTTTGGTAAGGGTGTAACTCTAGGAAAGGGAGTTTCTTAAAATGCCAAGAGATTTTAAAACTTGTGCAACATGTCCATATCCTGGCAAGTGTAAAGCTGCTGGGAAGTGCTTGAAAGCACCAAAAGATAATAAAACTATGGGTAACAGAAAAGGTGGGTACGGTAAGTAATGCCAACAACTCCATCTACTGATATTGAGGTAGCTCAGAAAGCAATGGTTCTGATTGGATTAGAGCCATTGACTTCTTTTACAGACAACACTGACGAAGCGCTTGTTGCAAATACAATCTTCGAAGATGTTGTTTCAGACTGCCTTGGTCAGCATACATGGAACTTTGCTACTGGTCAGAAAGAGTTGTCTAGGCTTACTGATGTTCCTGTAGACAGATGGGATGCGGCATACGCTTTGCCAACAAGCCCACCAGTTATACAGGTACAAACAATAACCATAGATGATGCTCCGCAACCATACGATATCTATGAGCGTTATATCTATATCAATGCTCAAGCAGAAGATGATGTTGTTCTGAACTATGTATTTCGACCAGAGACCCAATACTGGCCTCCAACATTTACCATGTGGGTTATATTTAGACTTGCATCTGTTTTGGCTTTGTCAGTGACTCGTAAAGCAGATGTGGCCCAGTCATATACACAGCTTGCAGAAGCTCAGTTTAGAAGAGCCAAAGCAAGGGATTCACAACAGGTAACAACGCAAGGTTTAAGGCTTAATAGATTTAACAGAGCCAGACTTGGTAATGGTATATTTCAAAACATAGAAGGCACATAATGAATGGCACTCCTTCGTCAGTTTTACACCAACTTTACGTCAGGAGAGCTAACACCCTTACTGTCTTCGAGGGTTGACTCCAACGCATATAAAAACGGAACCAAGAAACTCCGTAACTTTCGTATGCTATCTCAGGGCGGTATAAGACGCAGAGGTGGTTTTCGTTATTTACAAACCTTAACGAATACAGCTTATCAGTCTGAAGCTTACATTTACGATGAAGATGAAGCTTACATACTTTTGTTTTCTAATACAAAACTAGAAGTTATAGATATTACTGCTCCAACAATAATTACCCAAACCATTACATCTTGCCCTTGGACAACTGCGATGATTGGTGAGCTAAAAGTATCTCAGTCTGGTGATACAATGATTGTTGTGCATCCAGACATGGCAATGCAGAAACTGACTCGTACAGCAGTAGATACATTTGCCAGAACTGATTATACTTTTGATACGGCAGATGGTTATATTCATCAGCCTTACTATAAGTTTGCAGACCCTGCTGTAACATTAGACCCAGCAAGCACAACAACAAACAACCAAACAATTACAGCTAGTGCGGCTATATTTTCTTCTGATTGGGTTGGCGAAGAGATAGAATTTACAGATACTAATAATGTTGTTCATCACATTGAGGTTATTGCATATCTAAGTGATACAACAATAACAGGAAAGTTTGATACAGCACCACATAACGCTAATGCAGTTACCACTTGGAAAGAACAGGTATTCTCTAGCCGTCATGGATATGCACGTTCAGTAACATTCCATGACCAGCGTTTGATATTCGGCGGCTCAAAAGATTTACCTAATCATTTGTTTATGTCTCAGGCTGGCGAGTTCTTCAACTTTGATGTTGGTACTGGATTAGATGATGAGTCTATACAGGTTCAGATAGCTGAGAACCAAATATCAGAAATTAAGTCTTTGGCTTCATTTAGACATTTGGTTGTGTTTACATCTGAACAAGAGCTTTATGTACCTACATCAGAAAACAGACCACTTACTCCGTCAACGATTGCTGTAAAGAAACAGACTTCTTATGGAAGCGGTGAGGTTGTTCCATCTGACTTTGATGGGGCTTTGGTGTTTCTTACAAAATCCAAGGGTGCTGTAAGAGAGTTTATATATTCAGATGTAAGCCAAGCATATAATGCTGATGCATTGACTTTGCTATCTCCCCATCTTATTGGCACTCCATCTCAAATGGTGTCTCAGCGTGAAGCACAAGACCAAGTAGAAGCGTATCTTTATCTTATAAACAGTGACGGCAAGATGCCTGTATTTATGTCCATTCGTAAAGAGCAGTTACAAGGATGGTGTGAATGGTCAACACAAGGTAGCTTTAAAAACTTGGTTAATGTAAACAGACAGGTCTATTCTATAGTTGAAAGAACCATTAATAGCGCAACAGTCACAACCTTAGAGTTGTTAGACAACGAATATCATACAGATTCAGCCTCAAAACAAACTGGTTCGGCAACAAAGAACTGGACAGTCGCTCATTTGCCCAACACTGAAGTGGTTGTTAAGTCTGGTAATTATTCTATGGGAACTTACACAACAAATGGCAGTGGACAGCTTACACTTACTGATGCTGTAACCAGCGTTGAAATAGGTCTCAACTACACACCAGAGCTAACGACACTACCTCCTGAGTTTCAACTGCAAGACGGTATATCTGTAGGGCAGAAACGCAGAGTTGTTCGTGCTGTTTTGGACCTCAATGAAACACTTGATGTTAAGACTAAGGGTACAAGCATACTTATTAGACGAGTAACAGATGACTTCTCTCAAGAGCCAACACCAGTTACTGAGCGTAAGGAAGTGTATTTACTAGGTTGGGGTAAAGAAGGTACAGTGACAATAACACAAGACCAGCCATTGCCGCTGACAATCAATGGCCTATTGCTAGAGGTGGAAGTGTAATGGGCGTAGAAATGCAAATAGCTTCAGCCATTATTGGGCTTGCTGCCGTAAGACAGCAAAAAGCCGCTTATGACATGGAAGCAGAAGCTTACAAAGAACAAGCTGAAATGGCATCTCTTCAAGCAGACCAGCAAGAAGCAGAGCGTAACAGACAGCTTAGAAGACAGCTTGCCTCCCTTGGAACGTCTATGTCATCTCAGGGCGTTGCTCTTGGCACATCACCTTCTGTTAGTGCTTTGCGTACTGATGAAATAAAAATGGCTAAGGCAGACATTAGTAACATTAGATTAATGGGACAATCAAACCGCAGAAAATACGAAATTGGTGCGGCTGGTTCTAAAGCTGCTGGTAAGGCAGTTGTTCTTGGCGGTTTTGCAAAAACAGCAGATGCAGCTTATTCAATTAACAAAGGTGTAGCATAATGGCTTTTAAGAAAACATCTGGACAAAGAGTTTTTGCACAGCCAACAGGAATGCCCAATCTTTCGGGGTTTAAACAAGCTGCTGCTGCTTATGATCAACTTGCTCAGACTGCCATGAGCATTGGGACTGATATAAGAAAGCGTGAGTATAATGATGCAATTCGGCAAGCAGAAATTGATGGTAAAACTGCTGGTGTTACCTATGATCAAGATAACAACCTTGTACCTTTAACAAATCTTAATTACGGCAAGGAAATATCTCTTTATTCATCTGGTGAACAGCAAGGCGTAAGAGATGCTTATAAAAAAGCCGCAGTTACAAGTTATGTATCTGCTGCATCTAATGATATTCGTATAGCCGCTGCAAAAGCCTTATCTGAAAGTCCAAACGACCCTGACCCAATAAGGGGTTCTTTGGCTGGGTATATGGAAAGCTTAAAAAAACTTGACCCAGATATTTATGCTACTCTTGCTCCTAAAGCTGTAGCTGAATACACCATAGCTGAAAATAAAGCTTTGGCTCAACAGCAGCTAGAAACAAAAAAATATAACATACAGCAAAACTTAGATGCATTCAAAGCAAATGCAGTTAAGCTTGGGGTTCATGGAGTAGCTGGCAAAGTTAATCAAGACTATTTGCCAGCAGAAGGTCAAGAGCTTTTTATGTCCGAATTAGCTGCTGAACAAGAGCAGATAAAAGAGGCTCTTAAAGCAGACGGTTACTCAGACCAGCAAATTCTACAGCTTGAGAATATGGAAAATACTGTGGTTATGTCTCGTACAGCACAAGCCGCAGTTGAGCGTTCTTTTTTAGCTAATGGAGAAGCAGCTACTTATCAGCTAATTCGTGATTTAAAATTGCAAGCCGCACAAACAGAAGGTATTGATGCCTCAAAAGTAGATGCTTTGCTTAACTCTACAATGAGTGGATTAATTTCTATTCAAAGCGCAGAAAACGAAGAAGAGAGTAAGTTCAGGTCAAGTGTATATAGCGGTTTTTATCGTTCTATAATTATGGATGGTTACGATATAAACCAAGAGTTTTCTAATCCTGAATCTGCAATACATACTTTAGATGGTACACAGCAAGCTACTTTATACACTACAGCAAGAGACACCAATAAATCTCTTAATGAAAGAATAACAAATGCAAACAAAGACATTTATGTAAATCTTAAAGCTGAGCTTGATAATCCAGAAGTAACGTCACCAGAAAATACTATGGCGGCTATGCAAGAGATTACAAGGCTAGCTGAGTCAAGACAGCTAGGTCCAGAAGGTCATAAGTTGTTAAGAGAAGCACAGGCCTCTTATCTCAAAGCAGAAAATTATTATCTTACAAAAGATATTGGTCAAGCTGGTGCATTTATACAAATGTCTCTTGGCCCTATGTCCAGTTTTGCCAAAACTCCAGGATATTATTCTAATGAAATGTTTATGTCTGGTCTTGAGAAAAAAGGCATTATTGGTGAAAACGGATATTACTCAACTCGCAAAGAGTATATCAATGCAGTAGAAGCTTACGACAAACTTTATACAGAGCGTAAAAATAAGTTGCGTCTTGCTACTCAAGCAGAAGAAAAAGCCATGAATGGCTATATGCCAAATGCAGAAGAGCTTAATGCTCTTTCTGAAGCAAAGGGTTTTGATAAAGTATTTGTTAATGGTCAGGCCTTTGATTTTAGCCTTACGACCAGCGATGAGTCCGTATTTCAAGCAAGCATGGATGCTGTATCTGCTTTTTCTGTAATGACAGATGGTTTGCTTCATCCAGAAGCCAAAATTATATTCGAAAATGCTATTGCTACACCAGAAACAGCAGACAGAGCTATGCGTGTTATGGGCCAAGCTATGTCAGCTATTCGCTCTAAGTTTCCAGAAGAACGTGAAGATTTCATTCAAGCAAGGTTTTACCAACAGCTTGATATGGACACTATAGAGTTTTTGCGTAGTGCAGACAGAGTAGGCATTGAGACTGCTTTAGAAGCTGCACAACTTACAAAGAATATGAATCGTGGTGCTACAGCAAACTTTGCGGCAGACAAGTACGGTGCAACAGATGCAGATACTTTGTTTAATGATACTTTTGCTCAAGCTATAGAAGGCAAAGGATTTTTTAAATTCTTTCAGCCAAACATATCTCCAGAAGATAATCAGATGCTTTATCAAATGGCGGCTAGAGCTGGTCAAAGAAATATTGAGGGTGCATTCATAGCAGACCCTTACATTAAAATGGCTGTAGAAGGAGCTTGGAAAAGTCATTTAATGAAGTACCCACAAGCTGAACCAATAGCTACTATGCGTTCTGTTTTAGGTCAAATTGGGAAAAGGATGGGTGTTCAGGAAAACCCAGAAACTGGTGAGTTGGAGTTTGTTCGAGACCCTATTCTTAAGCAAGCACAGGCTTCTGTTGGTAATGCTGGGATTACTCTTATACCAGCAGATATTGATAACGATATTAAAGACAGATTTTTAATTGATAACCCCAACTTATTAGATGGCATGAGTTCAAGAGTAAAAGAAGAGCTTGCTTTAGTTGGAACTCCTTCTGGAATAATTGCAGGTGGACGTCCAGTCCCAACTCTTCATTACATTGCTAATGAAAATTATGGTGCAACTCCTTCATATACAGTTGTTATGAAAGACAGTTATGGAAAGCTTCATAATCTTACAGATTCGTACACTTATGATTTTAAGCAAACAAAGGCTTATGGAGCTAATTCTGGTCAATCTGCCTATGCACAAGCTTTAAAAAGTTTAGAGACTGACAGAGCCAAAAAGTTTTGGTCTGCTGTTGGAGTAATGGATCAAACAATGCTTAACTCTACATTCAGAAGAATAGAAAGTGGGCGTAAAGATGTTAGTTTGCAAGGATTAGTTAATTTATATAACAACGTGTTTGGCGGTTATAGAATGAACTACATGAACGAGGCCCCTCTTACTGAACAAGAGGCAAAAGAGTTTTTAGGTATGATTGACCTTTGGCGACAGCTAGGATGGTAGTATGAGCAATATTGATTGGGATTTTATTGCCAAACAAGAAGGCAAGCGCATTCTTAATGGATATGTCCCTAAGACAAAAAATATGAAATCAGGCGTCACTATTGCTACTGGTTTTGATTTAGGTCAACGTATCCTCTCAGACCTTGCTGGTTTACCTGATGATATTATAGAAATACTAAAACCATTCCTTGGCTTAAAAGGTGCAGAAGCTCAAGAGGTTGCAGCTAACTTAAATATTTCTGAATCGCAAGCAAAAATTATTGATGAGTTTTCTCACAAAGAGGTTGTTGATGATTTAAGAAACAAATGGCAAGCCAAAACAGGCGAATCTTTTGATAATTTACCTATGAATAAAGCTACTGTTATTGCTTCAGTTCGCTTCCAACATGGAGACCTTGCAACAGCAACTCCTAATTTTTGGCGTCAAGTAACTTCTGATGATTGGGTTGGTGCTGAAAAAAATCTACGAAATTTTCAAGATGAGTTTCCTAGCAGACGTAATCGTGAAGCCGATTATTATATTGCTGGATTAACCACTGAAGAGGTGGAATCAAAAAAAAAATTTGAACGAGAGTTAGCCAGAGCCAAGCAATACGGCATACAAGAAGCTATGATATCTGGTGAAGAAGGTGGTTTAGGTTCTGCTCCTACCAGAGACCCAGCACAACCTCCTCAAGAAATTATCAGGGATGTGGATATGCCAACAGAGCCTGAAGTAATAATACCACCTGAAGCAACAAGCACTCTTCCTATAATAGAAGAAATATCAGACAAACAGCCTATTGTTGAGCCACCAAGAGCAACAAAGTCTGAAATGGCACTGCCTTCTACAGATGAGATATATGGTGGTTATACAGGGTTGTACGGCAATGGTCAGGAAACTTATGGTGAGCGTATACCTTCACAGCTTACTGACCCAGAAGAGTATGAGTATCGTGTGTTTGATGAAGATGGCTGGGATGTATGGGGTGCTGCGTTTAGGCAGAATAACTTTGTTCCATCTCTAATGCGTATGATTGAAGCTAGTGATTCTAAGTATAAGCCAGTTGAAGGTTATAGTTCTTATGAAGATGAGGAGCTAAAGAAAAAGGTTGGCGGTGATGGATTATGGAGATTCCGTCAATCTGGTTCACCAGCAGAATCAATGATGATGTATGAGCGTATGCAGCAAGACGCAGAGGATATGGCGCTATTATCTTCTACAGCATCTGTCAGCAAACAACTTGTTGCTGGTCTTGCAACACCCACTACTCTTGCTCCTATTGCTCCTTACAAAATAATGCAAGCTGCAAGTAGAAGCAGAAGGTTTATAGGTGGTTCTGCATTTACAGCTGCATTAACAGCACCAGAGCAGATGTTAATTGACAGTCAAAACACACAAAGAGACGCAAGTCATAGTGCTTTGATTCTTACAGGAGCAAGTTTGCTTGGTGGTACTTTGGCTGTTGCTTTTGGTAAACCATTGAGAGCATCTACATCCCTCGTGCCATTAGACCCAGATACAGGTATCTATCGTGCTGCTGGTGCTAATGTTAGTCCAGAAAGAGCTAGACAAGCTGCTTATGCACAAATGGAAACAGAAGCACTTGAAGAAACTGGTATTGGCTTAGAAAAGTTAGGGTGGAATCCAACTATTCGTATGCTTCAGAGTGAAAACCCTTTTGTTCGCAATCTAGCTGTAGGAATGGTAGATGTTGGCGGCATGATGCAGAAGAAGGTAAGAGACCTTGGTATTGAGATGGATCAGTCTGTAGAAACAACTTTTAGAACTACATATTTATCGAAGCTTCTTGATTCTGTAAGAGCTTCTGATGAAGCTTATCTTGCTTATAGAAATATACCCATATCCAAGTCAGATGCTGGTCGTGCAATAACAATGATGAGAACTAAAGTTCAGGACAAGCTTCGTGGTAATGAAGCACTGGGAGAAGTTCAGTTTAGAAACCGTGTTGCTATGGCTATGCGTAGAGGTGATGTTGACGACATGGGTGATGCTGCATCTCCTTATGTAACTCAAGCTGCTAAGAAATATAGAGAAACATTTGATTTTATTAAGAAAGAAGCTGAGTCAGTTAGGCTGTTTGAACGTGAACTTCAAAAGCAAATAGATGAAGCTATAGAGCCAGCCGTCAAAGCAGAGCTACAAGCCAAGTTAAAGAAACTTCGTGAAGAAGGTGTAACAGCAAACAATGCCGCTAGTTATCTGCCTAGAATCTATCGTGTTGATAAGATTATGAATAACCAGCAAGGGTTTTTATCAATCATTGAGACTTATGGCAGAACTACACTGCGATTAGATGCTAGCGCAGCAAAATCCTATGCGAATGATGTCCTTGATACAGTAACGCACAGAAGACCTTATGTAGACTTAGATGGTGCTGCTGATAGTCTTGACTGGGTTAAAACGCCATCAGGCGCACAAGCTAGAACTCTTGCAATACCAGATGAGTTAATTGAAGAGTTTCTTGAGAATGATGTAGAAACACTGTTGCGTCACCATGTAAAGACTATGGGCATGGATATTGAGCTTACTCGTAAGTATGGCGATGTAAGTATGTCTGGTGTGATAGATGACATTACCCAAGAGTACAACAAGCTAATGGGTAAAGTTGCTGAAAAAATAGACAGTATAGTTACTGGTCAAGGTATTTCTATAAAAGTACACAGAGGTAGCGGCGGTAAAGGTAAGGTAAGCTTTGAGGAATCTGCATTAGGGGATGGGCTTTACTTTGCTACAAATGCAAAGACTGCATCGAGATTTGGACGCCAAGTAGATGAAGTAAATATTACACTAAAGAATCCTCTAAAAATTACATCTGATGACGAACTTATTGCTTTGTTTAGGCAAGCAGGTTTGAACGCAGATGAATTAAAAGCCGCAAAAAAGGCTTATGATGACTTTATGACATCTATGGCAGAAAAAAGAAAAAACCTTGGCACAGGCAAAAGTTTATCTGAGAACAAAAAACTTACAGATGAATGGTTTGCTGAGTTTGACTCTGGGTATAAAAATCTTGCTGGCAAATACTCTTCTCTGAGACAATCATATATGAAGCAACTGCGTCAGTGGGCAGAGTCTCAAGGTCATGATTCCATTTCAATAAACTTTGGCCTTGATGATTTTGATCAAGTAACTAAAGGAAAGTTGTCACCGCTTAAGATTATGGACGAATATACTAATCTTACTGGCAAGGGTGGAAAGCATCAAATATTAGAAGAAACATTTTCTCATGATCAAGTGGTTGTGTTTAATAAGAATTTTGATGATTACGGCAAAGTCGGTGTAACAAGAAATCAGGCTGACATTAATAGATTAGAAAAAGCTATGGAAGCTGACCTTCGAGATGTTCGTGGTCTGCGTGACAGACTGCGTGGCACATACGGTGCATCAAAAGACCCACATGCTTTGTCTAGCAGATTTGTAAGGGTAATGAAGTCTATCAACACACTTGCTGGCATGGGCAGTGCTGTCATCTCATCTGTTCCCGATGTTGCAAGGCTTGTAATGGTAGAGGGTTTTGAAAACGCTTATGGCAAAGGGTTCAAAACATTATTTAATGATCAAGCACAGCTTATTAAGCAGATGGGCAGAAGAGAGTTAGACCAAGCTGCTATTGCTGTTGATGCAACACTTGGCTTACGAAGCCATGCTATGTCTGATTTAGGTGATTTGTTTGGCTCTCGATTTACATTAGAAAGAAAGCTTAACCAAGCAACAGGAATGTTCTTTTTGTTTAATGGCCTAAATATATGGAATCAGGCACTCAAAGAGATGGCTGGTAACATGACTATGCTCAGAATGACAGAAGGGTTAATGAAGCCGTGGTCTAAGCTAAAAAAAGCAGACCAAGAAAAGTTTCTAAAAAATGGTATTGGTGAGCAAGACCACATGCGTATGCAGACGCAAATACGGTCATTTGGTCAAAAGGAAGGCAAAGAGTGGCTACCTAATACAGAAGCTTGGAATGATCCAACTATGCGTCTGAAGTTTAGAAATGCACTAAATCAGAATGTAGAACGTATTATCATCACTCCTGGAGCTGGTGACAGAGCTTTATGGACATCTACAGAGTTTGGCTCAATGCTTACTCAGTTTAAGTCTTATGGTCAAGGGGCTATGGTTCGTCTACTTACTGCTGGCTTACAGGAAAAAGATGGTGCTTTTTGGCAAGGTGCATTTTTAATTGTAGGTCTTGCTGGAATTGTAAATGAAGTTAAAAGAGCGCAATATGGTATAGATTCCAATGAAGACGCTGGAACTAAGCTTATTAATGCTATTGACAGGTCTGGTATTGGTGGGTGGTTTACAGACGTAAACAATGCTGTAGAAAAAATCAGTGATCATAAATTAGGAATGAGACCATTTTTAACAGACCAGCCTCAGTATCAATTACCGATGGGAGCTAAAGCTGGTGCTGTAGCAGGTCCAACTGGTAGTAATTTGTTTAATATGGCTAATGTTATGGGTGATGTTGTAAACTTTAATGTAGGCTCTGACACCCTACAAAATGCTAGGTTTTTCTTTCCAACTGGCAATTTGTTTTACCTAGACCCAATATATGATGGTGTTTTTGGTGGTAATGTGAATAGACAATCAGAAGCTAACAGGAGATAGAATAGGCTATGGCTACTATATCGATAGCAGATAATGATGCTCGAGTTCAGTATACGCAGGCAGTTACTGCGAATACGACACAGCTTACTATTGACTTTCCGTTCTTTAGTTTGGATGACATCAATGTTATTGTTACCAGTGCGGCTGGCGTGGATACTACGCTTACTAGAGGAACTGGTACAGGAACTTTTGCCGTTGTTGGAACAAGTGTTGACGATGGTTTCTCTGGTGGTCACATCACTCTTGGCGATACTTATAGTGATGCTTCTACTAAATACACTATTTTCCGTGACATTACTGTAGAAAGAACTACAGACTTTCCAACATCTGGCCCATTTAATGTAACTGCGTTAAACACAGAACTAGATAAGATTTTTGCTGTTGAGCAAGAGCTTGAAACTAAAATTGGCAGAACCATGAAGTTGGCTGATTCTGATACAGCAGCTTCACTTACACTTCCCAACTTAGAAACTCGTAAAGGTACAACTCTTGCATTTAATACGGTTACTGGTCTCCCTGAAGCGGGACCAAAAATTGGGGACGTATCTACTATTGCCGCTATTACTGCTGATATTAGTACTCTTGCTGATATTGAGGATGGGACAGATTCAACAGATGCAATACAAACCGTTGCTTCAATTCAGTCTGCTGTAACTGGTGTTAATAATATTAATCAAGCTGTAAGCAATGTTAATAGTAATAGCACTAATATAAACGATGTTGCTGGGCAAATAAGTCCAACTAATAATATATCTTCTGTTGCAGGTAAAGTTACAGAAATAGGCCTGTTAGGTAACTCTGCAA